ATGGTTTTTGATTTTTTGCGGCGCGGAAGAAATGTGGATGTACCTGAAACAAAGGCAAGTGCGACGGGGCCGGTGGTGTCTTATCAGACCTCCGGACGTGTTGCGTGGAGCCCGCGTGATGTGGTGTCTTTGACTCGCACAGGGTTTTCAAGCAATCCAGTTGGGTTTCGGTCTGTGAAGTTGATAGCCGAGGCGGCGGCGGCGCTGCCTTTGGTGTTGCAGGATCGGGAGCGTCGTTACGATGTGCATCCCCTGTTGGATTTGGTGACCCGTCCAAATGCCGCGCAGGGTCGTGCAGAGTTGATGGAGGCGTTATTTGGCCAGATTTTGCTATCCGGCAACGGGTATGTTGAGGTGGTTAGGGGCGAAGATGGTACGCCGTTGGAACTGCATGTTTTGCGGTCTGATCGTATGTCGGTTGTTCCCGGTGCGGATGGTTGGCCTGTTGGTTATGAGTATGCAGTTGGGGGCCGTAAGCATCGTTTCAATGTGACGGAAGCGGGTTCGCCGATCTGTCATATCAAGAGTTTTCATCCGCAAGATGACCACTATGGCTTTAGTCCGATGCAGGCGGCGGCGATGGCTGTGGATGTACATAATTCGGCCTCGCGTTGGTCTAAGGCGTTGCTGGACAATGCGGCCCGTCCGTCAGGTGCGATCATCTACAAAGGTGCTGAGGGTCAGGGTGGCATGAGCACGGATCAGTATGATTGTTTGGTGTCTGAAATGGAAAGCCATCATCAGGGTGCCCGTAATGCGGGCCGTCCGATGTTGTTAGAGGGTGGATTGGATTGGAAGCCTATGGGCTTTTCCCCATCTGACATGGAATTTCAGAAGACCAAGGAATCTGCTGCCCGTGAGATTGCATTGGCCTTTGGTGTGCCGCCGATGTTGATCGGAATTCAGGGAGATGCGACTTATTCAAACTATCAAGAAGCGCACCGTGCGTTTTATCGCCTGACGGTGTTGCCTTTGGCGACCCGTGTGGCGGCGGCTTTGGCGGATTGGCTGGGCACCCAGATTGGCGAAGTGGTCGAACTGAAGCCTGATTTGGATCAGGTGCCTGCATTGTCGGCCGAACGCGATTCACAATGGCGTCGGGTGTCGGATGCGGTGTTTTTGACCCAAGCGGAGAAACGCAGTTTGTTGGGTTTGCCAGCTGTGGTGGAAGGCAGTGGCGATGACTGAAAACCAGTATTTGGATCGATTTGAATGCGGGCCTGGGATCCGGTTACAGGCCCATGAACGGGTGGCGCAGGTCCATTTTGATCACATCAACATCCGTCTTGATAAGCTGGAAGAGTTGATTGAGCGGTTGGAAAAACGCCTGTGGTTTACGGTCTACGGCGTGGCGGCTGTGGTTTTGGCCCAAGCGTTTCAGTCGTTTATGGTCGCTATTCCCAATTAGGGCCCCAACTGAGGCCACGCGGCACACAGGTTTCACAACAAAGGAGGGTGCCATGCAATTGGACACCACGTTAGAGCACAAGTTTGCTAAATTCGGCGAGGGTTTGCAGGTGCAAGAAGGGCTGGTGATCGAAGGATACGCCAGTCTGTTTGGAGCCACGGATCAGGGCGGCGATATTGTGGGCAAGGGGGCGTATGCACGTTCGCTTACTGCGTTGTCAGGTGCGGGTCGCAGCATCAAGATGCTGTGGCAACATGATCCGTCCCAACCCATCGGCGTTTGGGACGAGGTCCGCGAGGATGCCAAGGGCCTGTGGGTCAAAGGGCGTCTTCTGGACACCATCGCAAAAGGGCGTGAAGCGGCGGCGTTGATCGAGGCGGGGGCCATTGATGGGCTTTCGATCGGATATCGCACGGTTCGTGCTAGCAACAATACCAAGGGCCAGCGGCTTTTGGAGGAACTGGAGCTTTGGGAGGTGTCGCTTGTCACTTTCCCGATGCTGCCCAGTGCCCGTGTGGCGGCCAAATCTGAGGATGTATCAACGTCTGAGGATCAAAGCCTACGGGACATAGCGACGGCCTTTGAAGGGCTTTCGGCTGAATTGGCTCGTACTTAACCCGCCTAAATTTTCAACATTGAGGACCTGCTAATGAGCAAGACCGAGACCAAGTCTCGGGCCGGGGAAGTTTTGTCTCCTGCCCAAGATGCGCGCCAAGCCGTGAACGGCTTTGTGAGCAACTTCAAAGGCTTTCAAGCCGACATTGAAACTAAACTTCAACAAACAGAAGAGCGACTTAACATGCTGGATCGTAAAACAAACACTGCACTTCGTACTCCTTTGGCGGGTGCCACAGACGTGGGTGCGCCGCATCAAAAAGCGTTTAACGCCTATTTACGTTCGGGTGATGATGATGCCCTGCGTGGGCTGGAAGTGGAAGTCAAAGGCCTGTCCACGGTTGTGAACAGCGACGGCGGATATTTGGTGGATCCGCAGACATCAGACACCGTGAAATCTGTATTGAATGCCACAGCGTCCATCCGTGCAATTGCGTCTGTGGTCCATGTGGAGGCGACGTCTTATGACGTGCTTGTGGATCATTCGGATGTTGGCACCGGCTGGGCGACTGAAACGTCCACAGTCACCGAGGGCGCAACCCCGCAGATTGATCGCATCACCATTCCATTGCACGAGTTGTCCGCTTTGCCAAAGGCATCACAGCGCCTACTGGATGACAGTGCGTTTGATATTGAGGGCTGGTTGGCTGGCCGCATCGCGGACAAATTCGCCCGCGCCGAAGCTGCGTCATTTGTGAACGGTGATGGCATTGATAAGCCTAAAGGGTTCTTGGCCCATACGGCTGTGGATGAAGGCATCTGGGCCTGGGGCAACCTTGGCTATGTTCCGACGGGTGTGGACGGCGATGTCACGGCTGAATCCATCATTGATGTGGTTTATGCGCTGGGTGCGGAATATCGTGCCAATGCGGCCTTTGTGATGAATTCCAAAACTGCTGGTCTGGTGCGCAAGCTGAAAGACAACGATGGCCGTTTCTTGTGGTCTGATGGTTTGGCCGCGGGTCAACCTGCGACCTTGATGGGTTATCCAGTGTTGGTGGCCGAGGATATGCCGGATGCGTCCACAGATGGCTATGCAATTGCCTTTGGTGATTTTGCAGCTGGTTACACGGTTGCCGAACGCCCCGACCTGCGCGTCCTGCGTGACCCGTTTTCTGCCAAACCCCACGTCTTGTTCTATGCGACCAAGCGCGTTGGTGGTGATGTCAGCGATTTTGCAGCCATCAAGCTGCTGAAATTCGCGACTGCATAAACCGCAGCCGTGATGGCGGGTGGGGTTAAACCCCCATCCGTCTTTCCGGGCGTGTGCCATTTTCCATTTCGTTGTCTAGCTGCTCCCTCCGTCCGAGCAACGAAATGGGTACACGTCCGGTTCTTTGTTTTGGTGGGGCAGGGATAAAACTGGAGTTGTTCCATGATGTTAATCGAAGAAACGACGGTGCCCGATGCGGTGTTGCCCGTCGATGAATTCAAAGCCCATTTGCGGGTTGGGTCGGGGTTTGGCACCGACACCCTGCAAGACGAGGTGTTGCGTGGCTTTTTACGTGCTGCAATGGCCGCGATTGAGGCCCGCACAGGTAAGATGATGTTGCGCCGTGATTTCAGTTGGAATCTGACGATGTGGCGTGATTTGTCGGCGCAGGCTTTGCCAGTGGCCCCTGTGCAGGTGATTACAGAAATGGAAATGGTGTTGCGTGATGGGTCGCGTGTGCCAGTTGCGAATGATCTGTACTGGCTGGAACAGGATCAATCGCGTCCGCGTGTTCGATCCGTTGGCGCGTGTTTGCCAGGTATTCCAACCGCTGGTTCGGTGGTTGTGAACTTTCAGGCAGGGTTTGGTGAAGTCTGGGGGGATATTCCCGGTGATCTGCGCCACGCTGTTATGTTATTGGCCGCACATTACTATGAGTACCGCAATGAGACGTCATTAAGCGATGGCTGTATGCCCTTTGGGGTCAGCAGCCTGATTGAACGCTATAAGGTGATGCGCATTGGGTCAGGATTTCGGTCGGGAGCAGGGGCATGAGCCTGCCGCGGCTGGGCCGCTTGATGTATCTGGACAGTCCTGTGCGCCAACCTGATGGTGCGGGTGGTTTCACGGAAAGTTGGTTAGAACTGGGCGCGATGTGGTGCGAGGTACTGCTGCGCTCTGGTGGTGAGGCTGTGCAGGGCGGTGCCCCTGTGTCGGCGGTCACTTATAAGGTCACTGTACGTTCGGCCCTTGTGGGTCACCCAGAACGCCCGATGGCGGGCCAGCGGTTTCGCGATGGCACGCGGTTTTTCAACATAAGTGCTGTAGCTGAACGTGTGGGCGAAGGCGCGTTTTTGACCTGCTTTGTGGACGAAGAGGTGGTGGTATGAGTTATGCCCTTTCTTCTGCCCTTCAGGCCGCTGTGTATCAGGCCCTCGCGGATGATGTCGCGCTGTTCGCCATTGTAGGCGACGCGATTTATGACACGTTGCCTGCTGGTACGCTGCCACCGATGTACGTCAGCTTAGGGCCTGAGACTGTTGTTGATGCCTCGGATTCTACAGGTGTTGGGGCGGTGCATCGATTTAGCGTGAGCGTCGTCAGTGATACCCCTGCGTTTTCTGCGGTGAAGATTGCCGCTGGCGTGGTCAGTGACGTGTTGCACGGCGCTGATTTGACCCTGTCGCGTGGTCGTTTGGTTCTGATGACATTTGAACGTGCCACTGCGGCCCGCATTGATGGGGCCAGTGGTCGCCGGATTGATCTGCGCTTTAAGGCGCGGGTCGAAGACGAATAGACCCCTTAAATTTAGATATGATTGGAGAATCTCATGGTTGCTCAAAACGGAAAAGACCTTTTGATTAAGGTTGATATGACGTCGGATGGTCAGTTTGAAACGATTGCGGGGCTGCGTGCCACACGTGTCAGCTTCAACGCCGAAACGGTTGATGTGACGAGCTTGGAAAGCCAAGGCGGCTGGCGCGAGTTGTTAAGTGGCGCTGGTGTGCGATCGGCTGCGATTTCAGGATCTGGTGTGTTCAAGGACGAGGGCACGGATGAACGTGCGCGTCAGCTGTTCTTTGACGGTGAAACGCCTGACTTTCAGGTGATCATTCCCGATTTTGGCATTGTTGAGGGCCCGTTTCAAGTGACGGCTGTTGAATACAGCGGATCGCACAATGGTGAGGCCACGTATGAGCTGTCGCTGGCCAGCGCGGGTGCCCTTGCGTTTACCGCATTATGAGTGGGGCTGGGAGCAGGGCCAACCCTTGGCGCGGCGACGTGGCGTTGGTCATTGATGATGAGCGGTGTGTGATGCGGCTGACCTTAGGGGCTTTGGCCGCATTGGAAGACGCATTGCAGGTCGGATCATTGGTGGATTTGGTCCAACGCTTTGAAGGTGGCGCGTTTTCATCGCGTGATGTCATTGCATTGCTGGGTGCGGGTTTACAGGGCGGCGATTGCCCTGTGGCCCCAGAGGCATTGGGCGCTGCCGTGATCGAGGGTGGGCCAATGGCAGGCGCACGTGCGGCGGCTGAACTGCTGGCCCGCGCGTTTGTTCTGCCTGAGGTTTAAGGCATGGCCAAAACGAAGATGGATTGGCCAGCGTTAATGCGGGCAGGCGTACAGGGATTGGGCTTGCAGCCTGATGCCTTTTGGCGCCTGACCCCTGCCGAATTGCAACTGATGTTAGGGGATGCCGCCATGTCTGCCCCGCTTTTAAGCGGTGGCTTGGGCGCATTAATGGCGGCCTATCCTGACATTCCCGAAGGGAGCGAGAGATGAGTGATCTACAACGATTTGATGATCTAAGCGAAGCTGCGGATCAGATGGGTGATAATGTGGGTGAAGCGACCCACCTTGTTAGCCAATTTAGCGGCGAATTGCGTAAGATGCGGGGTACTTTGTCCGCGACGGGTAAGGATGTAGCGACGCTGGAGCGTGGCCTGTCCAGGGGGTTACGCCGTGCCTTTGATGGTGTGGTGTTTGACGGTGACAAGCTGTCGGATGCCCTAAAGATTGTCGCCAATTCGATGATCAACACGACCTACAACGCCGCGATGAAGCCGATCACCAGTCACGTGGGCGGATTGATTGCCCAAGGGGTTGGCGGGTTGGTGCAGGGCATTTTACCGTTTGCCAATGGTGCGCCGTTTAGTCAGGGCCGCGTGATGCCTTTTGCCAATGGTGGCATCGTCAGGAGTGCGACACCCTTTGGGATGCGCGGTGGTATGGGTGTTATGGGTGAAGCGGGACCTGAAGCGATCATGCCGCTGGCCCGTGGTCCTGATGGCAAGTTGGGTGTGCGCGGGGCAGGTGGCGCGGCTACCAACATCGTAATGAACATCACCACCCCTGATGTGCTGGGGTTCAAGCGCAGTCAAAACCAGATTGCCGCACAGATGAGCCGCGCCTTGGGGCGCGGAAATCGTAATCGTTAATCGCAACCGTTAATTCAATCCTACATATTAATCGGCATTTGAGGGAGCATCACTATGTCTTTTCATGAAGTTAGATTTCCGGCCTCGCTTAGCTTTGGCTCTGTTGGCGGCCCAGAACGGCGCACCGAAGTTGTCACGCTGGCCAATGGCCACGAAGAACGTAATTCCCCGTGGCTACATTCCAAACGCCGCTATGATGCGGGCTTGGGTATGCGTTCGCTTGATGACGTTGAAAAAGTGATCGCGTTCTTCGAGGCCCGCATGGGTCAGATGTATGCATTTCGCTGGAAAGACTGGTCTGATTACAAATCCTCAATCGCAACGGGTGATATAACCTTTGAAGATCAGGAGATTGCGATTGGCGATGGTGTTACGTCAGTGTTCCCACTGGTGAAGGTCTATCGCTCTGGCGGTCATACCTACACACGTCCCATCACCAAACCCGTAAAAAGCACGGTGCGTGTTGGTGTGGCGCGTGACGAGCTGCAAGAAGGTGTTGATTACGAATTTGATACTACGACTGGGCTGATCACGTTTTCTCATCCCCCAGATCCCGACATGCCGATTACCGCAGGGTATGAATTTGATGTGCCTGTGCGGTTTGACACGGATCACGTTCACACCAGCGTGGCCAGTTTTCAGGCGGGTGAAGCGCTGAACGTTCCAATCATCGAGGTGCGTGTGTGATGACGGGTCAATCAACGGCGTTTCTGGATCATGCCGCCAGTGGATTAACAACCCTGTGTCGCTGTTGGGCGATCACCCGCGCGGATGGGGTTGAATATGGGTTTACCGATCATGATCTGCCTTTGGCGTTTGAGGGGGTAGCCTTCAAAGCCGAGACTGGTTTGACCGCAGCCGCATTAACCCAAAGCACAGGCCTGTCAGTGGACAACTCAGAAGCGCTGGGCGCGTTGTCTGATGCGTCGATTACGGAGGCTGATATCGAGGCAGGCCGTTTTGACGGGGCCGAAGTGCGGGCGTGGTTGGTCAATTGGGCGGATGTCTCTGTGCGTTGGTTACAGTTTCGCGGCACAATTGGCGAGATGCGCCGCGCAGGTGGTGCCTTTCATGCTGAATTGCGCGGGCTGACAGAGGCGTTGAACCGTCCGTTGGGCCGTATTTATCAAAAAACATGTACCGCCGTGTTGGGGGACAAAGGCTGTCGTTTTGATACGACCACGTCGGGGTTCTTTGCTGAGCTTGCAGTGGAGCGCGCCGAGGACCGTCGTATCCTGCGCTGGGAAGGGTTTTCTGACTTTGACGTGCAATGGTTCCAACGTGGTCGTCTGGATGTTTTAAGCGGTGATGGTACCGGTCTGTGGGGAATGATCAAGGATGATCGCTTTGCTGGCAAAGACCGTGTTGTCGAGCTTTGGGAACCCATGCGCGGGGTTCTTGAGGCTGGCACTGTCGTGCGCCTGACTGCGGGGTGTGACAAGCGGTCCGAAACCTGTTCGGCCAAGTTCGCCAATGTTGTGAACTTCCAAGGATTTCCTGATCTTCCAGGTGAAGATTGGATGGTCCGCTATCCCAAACGTGCTGATGCCAATACGGGGGGGAGCAGAAGATGACTTTACCCAAGAATTCAATCGGAAACGCGGTGGTGTCTGTGGCCCGTGAGTGGGTTGGAACCCCTTATGTGCATCAATGCTCGGTTCTCGGCGCAGGCACCGATTGTTTGGGCCTGTTGCGCGGGGTTTGGCGTGAAGTGTTGGGGGGGGGAGCCAGAGATGGTGCCTGCCTATTCTATGGATTGGTCCGAACCACAGGGGGAGGAACGTCTATGGGCTGCAGCGATGCGTCATTTGGCGGCTAAGACGGTTGATGATGTCGCAGCTGGCGATGTGCTGTTGTTTCGCATGCGAAATGGCGCTGTGGCCAAACATTTAGGCCTTCAAGGTCGAGTGGGGGACAACCCCAGTTTTATTCACGCATATTCAGGGCATGGTGTGGTCGAAAGCCCGCTTAGCGCCCCGTGGCGTCGCCGCATTGTGGCACGTTTTGCATTTCCTGAGGGGGACAGCTGATGGCGACGGTACTTCTTTCGGCGGCAGGGGCCGCTATTGGTGGATCACTCGGGGGCACCTTTGCAGGCCTGTCTTCGGTTGTGATTGGGCGTGCCGTTGGCGCGACATTGGGTAAGGTCATTGATCAACGCCTGATGGGGCAGGGATCTGATGTGGTCGAAACAGGCCGTATTGATAAGTTCCGCCTGACAAACGCTGGTGAAGGCGATGCTATTGCGCAGGTCTACGGCCGTATGCGGTTGGGGGGACAGATGATCTGGGCATCCGATTTCATTGAGACGATCACTGTGACCACCAGCGGTGGTGGTGGTGGCAAAGGAGGCGGCGGTGGATCGCGTCAGCCTAAAACGACGACCAAGGAATACAGCTATTCGGTAAGTCTGGCGATTGCCCTTTGCGAAGGAGAGATCAGCCGTGTCGGTCGTGTCTGGGCGGATGGTGATGAAATTGCGCCTGAAAATTTGAATATGCGTGTCTACTTGGGTAGCCGTGACCAGCAAGCTGACTCCCTTGTTGAAGCAATTGAAGGCGCAGGTCAGGTCCCTGCTTATCGTGGGACGGCCTATGTAGTATTGGAAGGCTTGCAGTTGCAGCAGTTTGGCAACCGTGTGCCGCAGTTTTCGTTTGAGGTGGTACGCCCTGAGCAGTCAGATGCGATTGGCGCAAACGAAGAGATAACCCGCGCTGTCAAAGCTGTGGCGTTGATCCCGGGTACGGGGGAGTACGCATTGGCCACAACACCTGTGTATTATGGCAGCAGTGCTACGGATCAATCCAGCGCGAATGTGCATTCACCAGCCGGTAAGACCGACTTTGCGGTTTCGCTGGATGCGTTAAGTGAAGAGTTGCCCAATTCCGAGGCGGCGTCGTTGATTGTGTCATGGTTTGGCGATGATTTACGCTGTGGCACCTGCACCGTCCGCCCAAAGGTCGAACGCAAAGGTGTAGAAGGCCGGAACATGCCGTGGAATGTGTCTGGTGTGACGCGTACAAGCGCCTCGTTGATCCCAACGCTGGATGGGCGTCCCATATATGGCGGCACACCGACTGATAATGCGGTGGTTGAAGCGATTCGCGCTATGAATGCTGCGAATAAAGCGGTGATGTTCTACCCGTTTATCCTGATGGACCAGCAAGAAGGTAATGTACTGCCTGACCCGTACAGTGATGCGCTGGGCCAGCCACATTTGCCGTGGCGTGGGCGAATTACAACTTCAAAGGCCCTGAATGTGGCGGGGACGGTAGACGGTACAGCTGTGGCAGCATCTGAAGTTGATGCGTTCTTTGGCAATGCTGTGGCGTCTGATTTTGTAATTCATGGTGGCTGCGTATTATACAACGGGCCTAATGAATGGAGCCTGTCGCGATTTATTTTGCATTACGCCGCGTTGTGTTCATTGGCGGGCGGAGTCGAGGCATTTTGTATTGGGTCTGAAATGCGTGGACTGACGCAGATACGGGGGGCAGGGAATAGCTTTCCGGCAGTCACACGGTTCATTGCGTTGGCAGCAGAGGTGCGTACGTTAGTAGGGCCAGAGACGAAGATCAGCTATGCCTCGGATTGGTCCGAGTATTTTGGCTATCAACCCCAAGACGGGAGTGGCGATCGTTATTTCCACCTTGATCCGTTGTGGGCAGATGACAACATCGATTTCATTGGCATAGACAACTACATGCCTTTGTCCGACTGGCGGGATGGTGTGGATCATTTGGATGCCACGTTTGGATCGATCTATGACCTGGATTATCTGCGCCTGAACATTGAAGGGGGGGAGGGGTATGATTGGTACTACCACTCCGTAGATGCGGAAGCAGCTCAGATACGCACTGCCATCACGGATGGGGCCCATTCAGAGCCGTGGGTGTTCCGTCATAAGGACATCCGCAGTTTTTGGTCTTTGGTGCACCATGAGCGTGTGGGGGGCGTGCGGTCGTTAACTCCGACGTTATGGGAACCTATGACCAAGCCGATCTGGTTTACCGAATTTGGTTGTGCGGCGATTGATAAGGCTACCAACCAACCCAACAAGTTTCTGGATGCTAAGTCATCCGAAAGCAGCCTGCCCAAACATTCAAACGGGGCACGTGATGATCTTATGCAGAAGCAATATCTACGGGCGATGGCATCTTACTGGAATGACCCCGACAACAATCCAGTGTCTGAGGAATATGATGGGCCAATGATCAATATGTCCCGGGCCTTTGTCTGGGCATGGGATGCGCGACCCTTTCCAATATTCCCCAATAACGTGGAGGTCTGGAGCGACGGCCCGAACTATGCCCGTGGTCATTGGATCAATGGTCGTACAGGGGCGCGTAGCTTGGCGTCCGTTGTGGACGAGATATGTAGACGTACTGGCATGGTGCATCACGACGTAACGGGCCTGTTTGGCTATGTGCGTGGGTATATCAGCACGGATGTGGCGGATGCGCGTGCCTCCTTGCAGCCATTGATGCTGCGCTATGCCTTTGACGCAATTGAGCGAGACGGTGTGTTACGATTCCGGATGCGAGACGGGATGGGGGCGGTTCCTGTTGATCCTGATCGCTTTGCGCTGGGCGGCGAGTTCGAGGGAACGCTGGAACAAACCCGCGAGGCAGAGGCAGAGATAGCAGGCCGTGTGCGCCTTGGATTTGTTCGGGCCGATGGGAATTTCGAGAACGCGATTGAAGAAGCGGTGCGGCCAGATGAAGCTACGCATGCAGTGTCTACTTCGCAATTGCCAATTTTGCTTACCTTAGCCGAGGGGCGTCAGGTGACAGAACGTTGGTTGGCTGAGGCTGCAACCGCCCGTGATATGATCCGCATGGCTTTGCCACCCTCCCAAATTGGGATTGGGGCAGGGGATGTTGTTCTATTGCCGGCTGATGGGAATGAAGGAGGTGGTCGGTTCCGTGTCGATAGGATCGAACACGGTGCGTCACAGTTGATTGAAGCGGTGCGCATTGATCCTGAAGTGTATCGCCCGTCAGATATAGCGGACGAATTGGCCCGTGTTGAGGCGTTTGTGGCACCAGCCCCCGTGTTTCCATTGTTTATGGATTTGCCATTGATCACGGGTGAAGAGGTTCCACATGCACCCTACCTTGCTGCGACGGCCAAAACATGGCCAGGGGATGTGGCGGTTTATAGATCACTGACGGATGAGAATTTTGCCCTGAGCGATGTTTTGTCTGCTCGTTCTATAATTGGGGTTACACAAAATGATTTGCAAACCGCACGCGCTGGGCTGCCTGATCAAGGCGACGCATTGCAAGTGAAGTTGACCTTTGGAGCGCTGTCTTCCGTTACCGAAGCGGCGCTATTGAGTGGTGGTAATCTTGCTGCGATTGGTAATGGATCACCGGATCAATGGGAGGTGTTTCAATTTAAGAACGCCGATTTGGTAAACGTGGATACGTTCTCTTTGTCCCACAGATTTCGAGGGCAATTGGGGTCGGATGCGTTGATGCCTGATGTTTGGCCCGCTGGATCATGGTTTGTATTGCTAAACGGGGTGCCAGATCAGATCAATATGGCGGCAAATTTGCGCCGGATTGAGCAGAATTTCCGTATTGGGCCTGCTGTCAGATCAAATGATGATCCGTCGTATGTGGCGCAAAGTCATGTGTTTGAGGGGGTCGGTTTACGCCCCTATGCGCCTGTGCATTTGCGTGTGGCTGGTACAATAGATCGCACGTTTAGCTGGATCAGGCGGACACGGATAGACGGTGATGATTGGACCTTAGCGGACGTGCCTTTGAATGAGGAAACTGAAAGCTACCGCGTTCAGGTGAAAGTTGGTGGGGAAGTGTTCCGCGAGGCAATCGTTTCTGACGCTGTCTGGTCCTACACAATGGCAATGCGTGTTGAGGACGGTATTTCGGGGCTATTTTTGGTAGAAGTTGCACAAATTTCGGCGCGGTTTGGAGCTGGATTGGCAACGCAGATCGTAGTTGCGGTCTGA